GGCACACTTTGTAAAAAAGCAATCCCATCTGTTGCAGTTAGTTGTAAGACATTAGGATCAGGCTGGAATGTCTGACCTAAATCAGATAAGGAAAGCCACCCTGAATAGATAATATCTGACTCACTATTTACTGCAACCTCTACTTTATATTGTGTATCACCACCTCCAGCAAAAGTCATAGCATTTACTATATCATCAGTAAATACCCTTATTGTGCAACTCTTACTTTTAACGGTGGTAAACTTATCTTCTGAATTATCTACTGTCTGTAAAACAATAGGAGCATCAGCCATCTGTAAAGTAACCTCTGACCCATCATTTTGAGTGGTGTCAGTAATCTTTAGATAAAAGGTCTGCTCATTCGGACTATTGTCCGTATAATCAACCTGAGTATTGACAAAACTTCCTTTGTAGTAATTAGCCATTAACTCTTAATTGACTTCTTTGTGTTCTTGCGTAAGCTAAAATTATGTCTTGACCTCTGAGTGTTGTACCTCTGCCACTATCACCCATTCTACCGCCCATAAATGACCCTACTGAGTTATTAGGTACTATGCCACCACTAACAGAAGGCACAAACAACTCTGGGCCTCTTTCCCCTACTAGATAAGGCTCTCCCCCACTTACTGGACCTCCTAATGCTCTAGCTTTAACTCCACCACTCAAAGAGGCTTTTAAAGCTGCACCAGCAGCAATTAACCCAATACCTGCGGCTAATGCCAAACCTGGATTGGTAAATAATGAAGCAAGAGCATCCCTAGTTAACTCAGCTAATCCTGAGATGGCAATTAATTGTTTTCCTATTGCTTGCAACCCAGTAGCAATAATATTACCAAATGATACAAATGCGCCTTTTACATCCCCACCTCCTAAAGCAGCACCTATGGCTTCTCCAACAGATGCAATTCCTTCAACTTGTATTGCTGCAAATGAGGAGTTTACATTAGCAACAAAATTATCAATGGCCTTACCATTTTCTTCTAATTGCTTTTGAAACTTTATTGCATCCTCTGATAAATTAATTCTTAATGGAACTTTTATCTCTTTTAATTTCTTAAAACCGTCTTGAAGTTTCTTAGTAAAAGAGCTTGTTAAAATTCCCTTTTCAAATTGTTCAGCTAATTTACCTTCTTCAATTGTTAATTTCCTAAAGCCTACAATTGGTGTAAAATCAAACTCAACACCCTTTGTGTCTTTAATAGTTTGACCTAAATCAGTAAATGCAGTAGCTAAATTTAAAGCAGGAGCCAATGATTGCATTAAAGAGTCTTTTAACCCTTTAATCATCATATCATAGACATTCGTAGTGCCTATGGCTGCTTTCTCTGCTTGTGTTTGTTTTTGATATGCAATAACTCCATCACTAATTGCCTTATTTTTTTGATCGGCAATTTGTTTTAGCTTATTGTCTGTTGCTAGGGAATCATTTTTTACCTTATTCCCTTTTTCTAATTCTAACCTTTCTTTTTCTCTTGCTAATTGTAATTCAATAATTTTCTTAGCTGTTTCGGCTACTTGTTTTGCAATTTCTTCTTGCAATCCTTTAACCACAGCTTGGCGAATCATTGCATCAACAACCTGATTGTATTTTTCTGCAATGTTAGATAGAGATATTGACTCCTCTTTAAGATTTGGTAAATATTTACCATATTCCTCATTGAGTAGCTTTATTGCTTTATTTCTATCTTCTTGTGAGGCTGCAACATTTTGAGCCAACCCAACAACGGTAGTAAGTTGGACTAATTCTATTGCTAAAGACTCGCCTAATTTGTCTGTATCTGATTTTGCTTCTTTAACACTTCTTGACCAAGATGAAAAACCTTGAATAGCAAATGTTAAAGCAGAACTAATAGCCGCAACCGCTAATCCAACCCCAGCAGGTCCAATAAGTGATCCTGCTAATGCCCTCAATGCTCCACTTGTAGAGCCTGTTGACATTTTTAGTTGACCAAAAGAATCAACTAAAGGGCCAATGTTATTTTGAATGCCTATAAATCCAAATGGCGCATCCTGGACAACCCTATTTAAATTGGTAATTGCAGAATTAGCTTGATTTGCTGATTGAGGAATCTTTGAAAATGAACTTGAAGTTTTAGCAACAGTACTGCTTAAAGCATTGGCACTTCTACCAGTCTGATCTAACTCAGTTTGTACCTGCTCTAAACCCTTTATGGCACTTGTTACATCTGCGCCTATTTGTATCTGTAAACCTTCAGCCATTCTGTTTTTTTATTCGTTTCAAAGCCTCTTTCTCTCTCTTAGCTTTTAGTAAAGACCTGATTTGCTCTTGTGTCATTTCAGTCTTTTCCTCTAGCTGCCAACTATCCATAACAAACCTAGCACCGTTACCCTTACCTATCAATGCCTCACAAATGAGGGCAGTCTGAAACCTCAATAAGTATGACTCAGTCTTAACCTTATCGATGTACCCTTTTCGTAAGAGTATATACTCATCAAACTCTAAGTCATAAAACTCAGCAGGATTAAGGCCAATCTGACCAAAAGCCTCTGACCTTATCTCATCCCAAGTTAAGGATTTGCCACTTGGGTCTCTACTTCCCCCTGCTCTTTCGGTTTATTTACCTCTACAAACTTATTGATTAAATCAGCGGCCTCTGTCTCATCTAAGTCACCTACCCAGTCCTGAACTTGCTCTAAAGAGACAAAGTCATTAGACTTGATATGTTTATAGTGGCAGTTAATACCTGCATAGACAATACCGCAAATAAAATCAAACTGCTTGTTTGGTTTGCTTAATAGTTCAGTCATTAAAAGAGGGTCAGAAGAAGTGGCTTCCCCATAATATTTGGAAAACCACATCTTTCCGACATTTAATATCCTTTCTTGACCTCCTATTGTGTGTGTGATTTGTTTCATAGTGGTTATTTATTAGCTAGCTGGTTCAGTATCGATATCTCCTTCAATCTCAATAGTCATTGTGAACTTAGCAGTCTGACCGCTTACGTTCTGCTGACCAAGAGCAGAAATCCATCCGTAGCCACCGTGATAAACTACCTCAGAAGAATCTGTTAAATGCCAATACTTTTTAGTGTTGTTGGCGTAAAGAGTTTGGAAATCATTGTAAGAAGCCTCGTTAGCATCAGGAGCCGTATCTACAACTGCATTCAAAGTGAAGCGGTTGTTTTGAGGTCCTAATACCTTTAGAGTTCCGCAGTTAGTCTCATCACTTACTACGTTGCGGCTGCCATCAAATGATCCCTCAGATTGACACACAGCCGACTTTTTTGCACCAGAGGGAGTGTCTGAATACTCGATAAACATCACACTACCACTCAAAGTTGTTGGATCTGCCATTTTGTTTTATTTAATTTTGATTTATAAAATGCTCGTATCTTTTAATCACCCTAAATACTTTTACAGCACCATCATCCTCATATAGTTCTGTCTCTGATTGGACAGTTATCTGAGTTACCTGAAAGTCTTGTAAAGTTATGCCAAAAGAATTAGGACTTAGTATTACCAGGTCATCAATCTCTTGTGCTATATCGTATGCAGTCTTGCTATTTCCTATTGTGGGAAATTGTGTAAATATATCCACAATGATGACAGCAGACCTAAAAAAAGCCGAATTATTTAACTCTGTATCTGTTGAACCTTCTGCTCTAATTAGAACATAGTTTCCAGTCTCAGTAATAGGCACAGCATCTTTATAGACATTGACACTAATATCCCCATTGAGTGTTTGATACCACTCAGTCTTTAATTGATATAGTGCGTTTTTATATGCCATTTAATAGTGCAGTTACTCTATTTATTAATTTAGTCCTTACAGGTGCTACCTGCTTAAAAAAGAATGGTTTAGGACTGATACCATTCTTGTAGATTGAGCGAGCAATCAAAAATGCTACTCTGTCAATCTGTTTACCCTTTGCTATCCCTTTTCTCTTTACCCAGCCTCTGATAGCATCTATTAGGCTAAGTGTGCCTGATCCTTTTACTCCTTTATACTGACTAGCAAATTCCTCTGTGCCAGGATATGGGTTATATTTACCTTTTGTACCAAATTCAATGAAAGGTGCATAAAATTGATTTGCTGACACTTCATAAGAAAATGGACCTTTAGGCTTATATGTTATTGACTTTAATAAGAATCCTCTATCTCCACCTTGTGATTGTAAATCTCTTTTGGCTAATGCAACAAAGTCCATAGCAGCCGCCTCTAATTCCGCATCCACTAAAACAGCAGTCTCTTTGCTTGCTTTAGCAATTCGGTCTTTAAGACTATCTAATCCTATGACATTTACTTTAATCAAGTTCAAATATGCTAAATGCGCTTATCTCCCAATTAAATCTCTTTTCATCAACCCTCTTTGCGTTGCTTATCGCATAGGTTTGACCGAAATACTGAATCTTATACTCAGGTGTGATATTGTAGTCTCTGAAGTTAATCCTAAAGACTTTACTATCACCTAAGTTAGTCTTACCGTCAGCTTGTGACCTACCCCCACCATCATCAGTTACCTCTGCCCACATTTTGTATGTAGTCTGAATAGTCTCAGTTGCATCCCCATTGGCATCAATGGTAGTTGCATATTTTAGTAACTTAATTGGTTTGGTGTTGCCTATCATCCTATCCAGTTTGCTGTTTTAAACTTACTAGCAATTACCATAGCCTCTCTACTTAAACCATCAACATTCTCATCCCCTCTGTTGATGTATCTATAAGCTACCTCTTTATACATAGCATCTTTCAATCCCTTTGGTAAGATAGTATAACCAGCTTCGTATTGCATAGTCATATTTTAGTAAGTAGGGTATTTTAAAACTCTACCACTTAAAGAGATATCAAAGTCATCTGTGCTTATAGAGTCACCCTCATCATCTTTTACGTTAATAATTGTATTTACTGGTCCAAAAGGAATCTCAAAGTTTCCTGCTAGATTAGTAAACTCAATCTCGTATGTCTTAGGGATAAAAGATAAGCCTGTGTACTCCTCTAGTCTTTGTCTAGCTGATACAATCAAATCTTCAATAATAGCATCATCATCATTGAACTCAGATGAGATACTTTCTGATTGGTCAATAAAACCCTCTAGTCTAAGGTAATTCTTTACCTCATTAACAGTTAAAGGCTCTGTGATTCCAGACTCATTTGTCTGGTCCTCCCAATCGATTAGTAAATTGTATAACATAGACATTATTTAAAAAAAGGGGCGGGCCGAAACCCGACCCCTATCACCACATCAAACCACAGCACTAATTAGAATGATCCGTAGATGATTGCATCCGTTCTCATAATGTTGATGTCCTCAAAACACTCAACACGTGCAGTCACCAAGTTACGCTGGAAGTTATCGCTATCCTCGTAAGAGAACTCAACACGCAATCCTTCAGTCTCAACACGCTCAAGGTAGTTAGCATCGATGATTAACGCCTTATCGTTAGTAACCCAGCTAGCACCGATTACAGGTACTCCTGCGATACGAACATTACCATTAGCATCGATTACAAATCCACCAGGTACAGAGTAGTCAGTAGGCTTAGTCTTAAGTAAGTCAGCCCATTGAGCATAAGATACCAAAGCGAAAGATGCTTCAAAGTTTGCATCCAATTGGTTTGCAATCCAGTCAACTAACTGCTCAGCATCAACAGAAGCAGAGGTAGTAGTAGAACCAGTTGCAGCACTAGATACAGCTGAGAAGAAAGTACTATTCTCTTTTTTGTAGAAGTCACGGAGCAACATACGCTGCAAAGTGTTCTGCAAGAAAGGAAGTTGGAACATCATTTGCTTAGAGAAACGAGCAAAACCTGCGATGTAATCAGATACAACCTTAACTTCAGTTAGATCGTAGTCGATTTGAGATTTTGCGTTTCCTTCAGTCTGGATTCCAATAGAACCTTCTGTTCCAGTCTCACGGTAAGTAACATAAAGACCAGTTGGACTTACAGCAGTTGGGATAAGGTCACGCATATTGATTTTTTGCGCAGGCACTAATCCTTGACGCTGATTGTAAGTAGCAACGCCATCACCGCTTAAATTGTTACCCAAAGTCATTGTACCAACCGCTTTTAGGTCGATAGTCAACTTTGCGTTTTTGTTCTTCTGAAACTCTTTGATTTCAGCTTGCTTTGCTTCAAAAGCCTCAGCCATTGACTCAGAGAAAGCATCACCGAAAGACTTAGTTTTGTTGTTTACAGTCTTTGCAGCCTTCTCAGCAATCATTTGGTCAAGGGCAGCTTGATTTTTCTTAGCAGCCTCATCCATAGTAACTACAGCAGCCTTTACTTCAGCTACTTGTGTTTTAACATCTGCAATA